AGATTGCCATAAGTAAAGCAAACCCATAGACTTTCCAATCTACTGTTCCTGAAGTTGTTGTAAGAAGTTCTTGTAAAGAAACTCCAATTGCACCAAGTAATCCTGAAAGGAAAACTTTATACTTTAGTAAAAAATCTGTAATTGCATTCATTTTTATTTAGTTTTAAGGTTTGATTTATTATCTTTAGGTTTAACTACTTCTTTAGGTTTAGTTCCTACAAATTCAGGATTAGGTACAAATTTAGCATTTCCTAGAAAAGGTGCTACTATACTTTCATACAGTGTTTTACCTGTCTCAGTTTTAATATTAAGATTCTCCTGAAGTAATCTTAAACTATGAAATACTCTTGCAGTATCACTTGTCATTTGTAAGACAAGACTATCTACTCTTCTTTGCTGTGCCATTGTTACTAAACTTGTAACAATCAATAGTGCCAAAATTAAACTCTTCTTCATAAATAATAAATTTAGTTAGTGATTATAAAATAAATGGTTATCAAAATTAATACAATTTTAAGAATAAATCCAATTTTTCCAAAATAAATATCCCACTTACTTGTTTTTCCTATATAAAACATACTTTGCTTCATCATAAGATTTATTACAATATCATATAGTGTATAAGATATATTAGCAAGTATCAACATTACCAACCAGTTATCCCAAAACATAGCAACAAGTAATCCACGTAAAGCAAATCCTACTATGTGGTAGTATTGGTTATACTTCATATTTTTTGTGTTAAAGAAATTTATTCCGCACCCATTCCAAACTGCAAAAAGTAGCATGATTAAACACGCTGTTATTATTTGTATCATAGCTTAATTTATTGTTTCCATAATTAATTTATATCAATCATGTTACTGATTATTATATTAATATTCCCCTTATCACAACTATATTTCATCCTAATATAAATATCATAAGGAACCGTGACCACTTGGTGTATTTGAGTTGTGGTTCCTTGTGATAATCCAAAGGATAATACATTTAAAAGAGTGGATAAAAGAAACTGTCCCAGTCCCGCGGTGGTTGCATTAACTATAACTGATGCTATTTGTAGTAATGATTTATTACTATCATCTTTATAATTAATATTTACCCCTGTTATTCCTTTAGTAGACGATGGCATGTGTATTTTTATGACAATAGAATCACCATCATGTATTGGTTTATTATACCTTGTTGCATATGCAGCATATGTGTCAATTTCATAGCCATTTATTAAAATATATGCAAGATACACCAACCCATCTCCATAGTCTTGTGCGGGACTAGGATTATATGATACTATCAAAGAATTAGTACAACCCTGGCTACCTGGTGGAGGTATTGCTATACAAGAACCATTTGCATTTGCGTATGCCGGACCATTGTAGTTAACAGTCGTTATGGCTTTCATGTCTGCATCCTCTTGGCTTATATTTGAGGTGTACGTGTTCGCAGGTATTGTATATGTAACTGTTGAACCCGTATATCCTGTACCGCAGTCATTTTTAAAAAACACATTTGAATATGCTGCATTGTAGTACAATCCCGTACCTGTAAACATACTTCCCTCAATATTCAATACGCCATTTCCATTGTGATAGGTGAACGTTTGGCTAGCTGTTACATCAATACCCGTAACAGGAACATTGTAAGCTAATCCTCTTGTACTTGATATTGATACATTTGATGTTCCATAAGCGACATAGCCGTTCATCGAGACATTTACAGTAACTACGTCCCCATCATTTATGGTTAATGAACCCGATTGGCTCAAATCGTCAACATACACAACCGATGAATAATTGACTGTTATTTGTAAATATCCACCCCCTGCATATGACGTTTTTGTAAAAGACCAATTAAGGTTAGCCGTTGTAATGCCAACGAGTTGAGACTTTGTTACGAGTTGGTTTTTTGGCATTCCTGCGAGATATGATGTGTCTATATTTAAATAATACATAACTGCCTGTTTTGTCATCCAGTTAGTTCCATTAGGTAACGGGTTTTTCTGAAATATCCCACTCCCCTGTGCATCCTGAAACGATACCCATTGATTTGAAGTAAGACTCCCCCATCCAATTTGAGCCTGACAGACAGAACTAAACAGTAGTAATATTAATAGTAACTTTCTCATTTCTTTGTAATGTATTTGTAAACAACTCTTTTACTTGTGTTTTTCAAGAACATTTCTTTCAGTTCGTTTACTTCTTTTCTAAGTTCTTTATTTTCCTCGGTAAGCTCCTGAATAGCCTTGATCTCTAACCCGTGCAAGGTGTAGGTGTTAATTGCAGTGCCCTTATTCATCAAGACATACTTTGCAACTGATTGAGGAATTTCATCTATAATGAACCCCAACGTGCTGTCAACTTCAGGTCTTGCCTTGTAGTTAAAATCCCGTAATTTAAACTTGCTTAATTCATCGGTTGCAGTACCTACCCAATCTTTGTGAATGTTTTTAAGTGAACGTGACGAGTTAAAACCCCCCCCGTTTGCTGTTATACTTCCACTTGTGTACAAGTTTCCTGATACGTCTAATGTGGCATATCCTGATATGGTTTTTAGTTTAATCCCTGCCCATCCCTGTAAGGTCACTACTGACCCGTATCCATTTGTTGTTCTTAATCCAAGTCCATAATTAGGGTTTCCATCGCTATCATTATCGCCAACTGCCAACGATATATAACCTGCACCCTGTTTAGCCCAACTGTAAATTGTGGGGTCAGTTTCAGAATATCCCGTTATAAAACCTGCCCCGTTAGTAAGCTGATTTGTGTTCGTAGGTATAGTAAATACACCTGTTGTTGAGTTGTATGCACCCGAACCTGCTGTGAAAGATACTGCTGACCTTGCAAGTGCATCTGTATATTGTGTTATCGTGTTTGTGATTGTATTGCCTGTTCTTGAAAGTCCTGTCGAGAAAGTCAATGCAGGTTCATAATCAGTTCCTGATGTTGCTGCCGACATTGCAGTTCCATTTCCTTTCAGTAAACCTGTTACTGATGTTGAAAGTGTCAAAGCGGGATTAACACCTCCACTAGATGTACCTGCAAATCCATTTGCTGAATTTACACTTACCGATACAACAGTCCCACCCAGACCTCCAGATGGTATTGCTTGTGTGCTTAGTATTCCTGTATTGTCAGCAACTACCATTCTTGTGCCGGTGCCTGATAGTCCACCTATTGTCATACCTCCCGTTAATGAAATATTTCCTCCTGCATACAAGTTTATTGTAGGGATAAAACTACCACCATCACTATAATAACCAGTTCTCCATGCATTATTAGCTACCTGACCTAGACAATTATCTATAACTATTCCTGAATATCTTCCAAGATACCAATCATTGATACCTGAACCTCTTGGATAAATAGAGTATCCAGCTGTATAATTTAGGTCTGATGCAGAATTAAGAACGCTGGCAGTCCAGGGGGTTGATGTGTTATTTGAATTATTATCATCCCATAGAGTTTTCCAATTAGTCCACGAATTGTGTCCAGAAGCATCGTAATTGCCAAATCTAACTTTCATGCTATTCCCCCCGGATGTTGGACTTGCAGGTGCGTAAAACTGCATTGCACCCCCTGCATCTGTATTTTCGCTTATTGCAGTAATTACAGTTCCATAGTGAGGAAATCCCAAGGCAACATTAACGTGATCAACTCTTAAACTAGCACTAAATGAAGCTGGTAAAACAGAAGCATATAATACATCATAGTTTGCTCCAATATATGTGATGTTATTTGTAAATTGGCTTAATGTAGTAGGAAAATCGCTTACCTGTGATTTGGTGATTGATATCCCGGTACTTTTGTTCCATGCAGTGAAGACTGGATCAGTCTCTTGTTTTGACTCCAAATCAGTACCGATCACGCACGTTGCAATGGTCTTAGTCGAAAGTAATGGAACCTTTGTGAAGTACTCATTGAACGTGTTGCAGTCAATGATCATAGTGCCTTTCGGCAAATTGATACCAAACTCTGTAACGTTGTTTGGCACTCTCAAAGTTAATCCGGGTGTACCCTGCCCGAAACCAATCAGGCAGGAACTAACCAGTAAAAGAATTATCAGTAGTCTTTTCATAGTGTTTTAGTTAATTATCATTAATATTTATTTCCTTAAAATGTGTAACTTACTGTAACAGAATCATACTGATATACAGGTATTGACACTCGAACTGTATTTGTTGAGACTGTATATTGAGAAGGTTTTAAAACTCCCCCATTTAGACTTACCTGTACTGCTGTTACTGCTTTTGGGGTATTAGTCAAAGTATTTACCTGACCTGTTGAACCTGCTGCTGCTTCGGCAAATGTTTCTACCTTATAGAGTGTAGGTACATCTGCATTTACAATAGCAACGTGATTCCATGTAGTTCCGTCACTTCTTAAAAAGTCACCTGCTGTTGGTGCGCCTGATTGAATAGCATAACCTTGTATTTTTACAACTGATAAAGCAGCTGCGTTTGTAGAGTTGGTCACATCACCATTGTGTGTAACATTTGAAACTAATCCAGAATATAGGGAGTTGACTGCATTGTCTCCACTATTAGTATTAGTAGTATTATTCAGTACTGTAATCTTTGCATCGGTTACATAGTTCTTATCCGTTGAAGCTGCCACATTTGCAGTTGTTAAAGTAACTACTCCTAATTGACCATTTACTGACACTACCTTATTATTATTGTAAACCTGTTGCCAAATAGTGCCATTTGATACAATCCAGTCACCAATAGAAAATGCTATACTTTGCTGTGTACCTGCTGCTGAAATGGTGTAATACTTTCCTTTATTTCCTACTGCCGAGGGTAAGGTAGGAGTGTTATTTGAAGCATCATAAGTACCTTGGTAGCTGACAGAACCAAGTAAAGAAGCATCCATTTGAGTTAAAGGCACATGACCTGATGCATCCAAAGAGGCTACACCGTTATTTGCACCAATAGCAGTATTGCTTATTTTTGTTGCTAAACTTGAAGTAAGTCTGTCACGTCTCACATAACCATCGGTAGCAGTTGAATCGCTATGATCCATCTTTGTATTAACAAGTGCTATTTTAGCATAATGAGCTAACATTGCAGCCGAATCAGAAAGATTTAACTTTAAATTAAGTGCATTCTGTTGTGCTGTTGAAACAGGTTTACCTACATCGGTTGTGTTATCTACGTTTGCAAGTCCTACCTGTGTTTTAGTTACCGAATGAGGGTTATCAGTTCGTGCTATATGTCCTTGAATATTCGTATTTGCAGGTTCAAAATCAGAAGTAGATGAATTTGCTGCTGATCCGAATGTTCTGTAATTTAACTTAGTTGCCAGTGAACTGGTTAGCCTATCTCTACGAACATAACCATCTGTTGCTGTACTGTCACTTTTATCTTTTTTAGATAGTGCCTTATAATTTGTATAAAATCCTGAACCAACTACACTATCATTTTTTAACTTAAAAGATAAAATAGTAGATGCTAATCTATCTCTTCTAACATATCCGTCTGTTGCTGTTGAATCACTCTTATCCTTCTTACTTAATGCCTTGTAATTGGTGTAATATCCTGTGCTTGTTATAGTGTCATTCTTGTCTTTCTTTACTGAAATATCTGGTATAGTTGGTTTGTTTAAAAGACTATCATAAGTCTCATGAACTGTCCAGTATCTATATAATGATTTATTTAATCCTACAAGTTTTAAACTATCTGTATTTGTGTAATCTTTAGTAGACAGTTTCTTCCCTGTAATTTTATCTACTTTTAAATTTAGTTGATTATTAAGATAAGTAGGTGTAATATATTTATTTAATGAATCTGCTAAATTAAGTTTAAGAGAAAGTAAACTATCTACTTTAACCTTAGTATAACCTAATGCAGCCAAACTATCAATAGAGTGGTATAATCCTCTAGCAGTTGCTAATTTTCTCCATCCATATTGTGAGGTTAGATAAATCCATACTGTATTATCAGTTGTATAATAACTAAATGAGAATGGAGATATATTCTTAAAGTTTGCATCAGTAGGTTTAGTATCTGATTGAGCAAAAGAAGTTTTTGCTAATATTAAAAATAGTGAGAAAAAAAATAGTATCTTTTTCATAAGTTTAAAGTTGATAATCAAATTGTAAAGCAAATGATGATGTACTTGTAGTTGTTGCGTGATAGTAAAAATATCCAGTAGTAGCTGAATTAATAATAATGAGCCCAGAAGTAAATGTAGTACTAATATTTCCTTCATTAATTGTTGCTACTCCTACACCTTGTGGATAATTAGAATTTATAACAGGGAGTGAAAAGCCTAACTGTACTGAACCTGTAGCTGTTGGGGTTACAGACCCATTAATTGAAACATGAACAACACTACCAAGTCTTATATAACTAACAAAAACAGCAGTACTACTTGTTATATTTGTAGTATTTGTTAGTGATGGAACATAAGTACCACTTATAAAATTAGATGCAGTCACACTACCATCTATATTTACATTTCCTTGATTAAATTGATAAGCAAATTTATTAGTAGAATGTCTCCAATCTACTGTAAACCCATTGTTTACTAAGTAAATCCCTGCTCTAAATATCTTTCTGTTATCAGTAGAATCTCCTGCTACAGCATTTAATCCATAAGTAGAGGAGCTATCATTATTAAGAGTTCCTACATCTAAAGAACTAATACCTTGTGGTGCAGTAAGTACTGAATATCCAACTGTTGAAATGCCACCACTATTAAGATTTATATCCCCCCTGTTAAACTTATAACTAAACTTTGATGTAGAATTTATCCAATCAATATTTAATCCATCATCCCCTGTATCAAATCCTACTTTAAATAACTTTCTATTTGCACCAATATAACTAATTACAGATACACCATATACTCCTGTACTATCTCCATTATAAGAGAAGAAATCAGCAGTTGCATATCCAGTATGTCCTACCATTCTTAACTCAGTTCCTATAAGTGGAGTAGTAAGTGTACCACCTGTTAATCCATAATCTGCAAATATGGTAGGGTGATATCCACTATACCACTGTGCATTATTGGTAACATTAGATAACCCTACTTCAGCTTTAGTATAATTAGGTTTAAGTGGTTGCTTAGCCCAAGGATAAACATCAGAAGCTGGAAGTGTTATAGGATAATCAGGAAGCCCATACCCAATAGGTGTAATAGGGTGAAATCCTGAGTACCATTGTTTATGATTAAGTACACTATCTAACCCTATTTCTGATTTAGTATAAGTAGGTTTTACAGATGCTTTTGCCCAAGTATAAATAGTTGGGTCACTTTCTGAAGATATATAACCAGCAGGATTAGTTGAATTATAAGGAGTAAATCCTAAATTATTTTGTTTAGTGTTATTAATAGCAAGTATAGTAGAATAGAATCTTGCTAAACTTACATATCCTGAAGTAGTCCCAGTGCTATCATTAGAATATTTATAAGAACCTAACCCTGATTCAATAATATCAGTACCTAAAATACAGGTAGATAAACTCTTTATACCAGATAAAGGTTGTAATACAAGATATTCCTTATAATTGGATTGATTAATGATCTTTACAAACGCAGGAATATTATCTACAAATGATAAAGTAGCATTGGGTATTTTTACTATTTTAGTGGTAACTACCTGACTATTAGAATAGAGAGTAAATAATAATAGTAAGATAGTTAAATATTTTTTCATAATCTATTTCTTTAATACAATATACCCTGATACATTAGACCCTATATCATAAGTTATAGAATCTAATTTTCCACTTATTCTTGTTAATTTAGGAGTTGCCTGACTAATTTGTTCTGTATCAAATTCATCTACTATAACAAGTATAGTAGTAGGATATTGTCCATAAGCAGGATAAATAGTATTATAAGATGTTATTGAAGGAGTTGGGGTATCTACAAAATAAATAATTGCATTTTCTAATGTTCCTATTGGAACAACACTTGTAGAAAGCACATTCTTACCAATTCCATAAATTATAAACACTTTTTCATATTGAGTAAGTGGTGTAGCAAAAGAAATCTGTCCTATTAAATTACTAAACCCATAATCAGTAGTAGTTAATGGTTGTGTCTCTCTTATAATCTGAATAACAGTAGCATTAATAAGTTCTGGTATAGTAATTTGTGATGTACTTCCTGTAGCTATATAAGTAGTACTTAAAGTCCTTTCATACCTTAATACATTAGATAAATTAAGAGCTACATTATAGTTAGGTATCATCATTCCACTTAATCCTGATTCGTCCTCATGTTGGTAATTATCATAAATAACTCCCTGCATTATAGTAGCTACTAAATCATCTAATTGTTTTGAACTAATAGACACATTAAGCAAACTAACTAAATGTTTAATAATAGTAATTACTTGCGAAGATACAATATTTGTAGTTGTTCCTAATTTAATAATCATCCATGTATACATAGAGATTATATTTAAATCAGTAAGTTCTCTTGAAGTATTATTAACACCTATTCTCCAATGTTTTATAAGACTATCAATCCTTTTAAGGTAGGAAGTATTTACTAATTGCCCAAATATACTTAAGTTTGTATCCACAGTTATTCCAGATTTTCAACATCAAAGGTTAATATATCATTAATTGCATTAAGAGTAATACCAAACTTGGTTACATCATAGTAGATAGCAGATTCTATTAATGCCTGAAGTAGCATAAATAAAGTAGTAGTTTCTTTAATATATAAAGATTCCTGGTTTGGTTTATAATAAAAAGGAATATTTACTATTCTTTTAAATACTTTATCCTGTACTACATAATAAGTCATAATATCATAAGTTGATATATAACCTGTACCAAATGGATCAGTTGTAGATATTTTATAAACAACAGAATAAGTACCATCAGCAAGTACATCACCTAAACTTCCACCTATTAAAGCACTTGGAATATTATAAACTAATTCATCTACAGTAGCAGTTTGGAAATCAATACCTAAATCATTTATAATATCCAAATCATAAATAATTCCAGAAGGATTGGTTACAAATAAATGAGCATATACCACAGCAGTAAGTGCTAGATTATGCACTCCCCAACCAGTAGGGTTTGTATCTGCATTATATAAACCAGTAGAATCAACTAAAGTTAGTTGACTATAACTTGTTAATCTGTTTTGTAATGTGAGTTGTAGTGCCATATCTTTTAAGTAAAACAGGGAGATAAATACTTTTTATAATACTTACCTCCCTGCAAATTTAAGTTAAAAACTAATTTATTCCTAAACAATACAATTCAAATTTATAACATATTATATTATATATTATAATGAACTATGATGCTATTTCAGTAGCTAATGAAGCTACATTAGAAGTAATATTAGTATTAGCTGTAAGATATGCCTGAAGGGTTACACAAAGTCCAGTATTTGCATCAGTAAATACTGTTCCAGTAGCAGGTTTAGCACAAGCAAGATAGAGTTGTTTGTAAGAAGTCTCTACATCACCAAGAGTAGTTCCCATTTCATTAACAAACTCAATTACAATCATTCCATAAGTAACTGTTGATACAGCTTCAGTACGGAAAGTTGGATAAGGAACTTGTGCTCTGTAGAAGTTGCCTTCATTACCTTGAAGTAATTGTTCCATAGAAGCAATTTCTTCATAAGTACCATCACCTTCTTTAGCAGCAGCAGAATTGGTAATAGTAGTTACACCACAATCCTGAAGATTCAAAGCCCAACGTGGAAGTAAATAATTAAATTTAGGAGCATCAAACTTGAAAGTTGATCCTGTTAATTTAATCCCCCAATCTCCACCAGTAGCAGCACTTAAGAAACTTGCATTAGCAACTGTTCCATTAGCACCCTGATAAGGAGTAGTAAGAGTTACAGTTCCTGTAGCAACACTATCAACTACATAAACTGGAGTTGTAAGAGCAGTTCCACCAATACGAATAAATGTACCTGCAACTAATCCATGATTGTCAGCACTTACAGCAAGTACTTTAGAACCTTTGGAAGCAGCAGTTACAGTAACAGCATTAGTAGCAACTGTACCAGCACCACTATAAACCATCTCTACCTTGATATTGTTAGTACCATATTTAATGGTTTCAGGTTCTCTGCTTAATTGAGTAATTAAAGCAGAAGCTAAGCCTACAGCAACTTCAGCTTGTGTAGCAGAAGAATCTGATAAGTAAGATGCAGTTTTAACTCTCTGTTGTGCAAAACCAGCAATATCAATAGGTTTCATATACAGACGTGCAGTATACCAGTTACTATTAATTAAATCAATTGCACCTGAAACTCCATTATAACCAATATAATCCAACTGTTGTGTTGCAGCAGCAGCTCTAGTTGCATTAATTGATTTAATTTTGTTAGCTTTGATAGTATCACTATAATTAAGTGTACCATCAGACAATTTAGTTGCTATCTTAAACTCTGTAGGCAGAGTTCCAGCAGCATTTACTATAATTCCACCTGGACTCATAACTACAGATTCACCATTAAACATACCAGCAAGGTCTGTATCAATATTATGTGAATGGGTTAAAGTCTTAGTGTCATTCTTTACTATAAGTAAATTTGCAACATTGTGTTGAGTAATCATGATTTATTGGTATTAAGTTAAACTAATTATATGATGTGATATGCAAAAATTAATGTTCCATTCAATGCATCAGTTGCATGATTGTTTCTAAATGTAAATGTAATTGTATTAGTAGTTGCTACAGCACTGATAAGTGAAGGATAAACAGTTGTGTTAGTCCCACCTGTAATAGTAGCTACTATTTTATTAGAAGAAGTAACTCCAGCAACTGTTGCAGCAGAAGTTGCTACAGTAACTCCAGCAGTAGTAAGGGAAGTAGTTGTAAATGAACCATCCTTAGCTACAATTGCAGCTATTGCAGTGGTATTAGTATTAATCTGATCTACAGCAGGATTAAACTTATCTGCAAGTACAGGTGTAGGGTCTTTTACATTTTTTGAATAGGTGTACTTCGTCACCTTTTGAATTGTTGCCATAATTATTTTGTTTTGTTAGTTAAATTGTTATTCATTATTGCTATTTCTAAAGCTATTTTAACAGCTTCATCTACTATATCCTGATGAACTAAAGGAAGTAAATTAGATGAAGTAGAAGTTTCTATAGATATTTGTGCAGGTGTATTAAGATATGCAACATGGTACATATAAATCTGTACTCCTGCTATTGTAATAAGTTCATGTAAACTTTCATTAGTTACATTGTTTCCTATATCAACTCTCCAAACACAACCTTCATAGGGTTGTTTAAATGGATTATTTATGTGCCTGTTATAAGTGTCAAGAGTTATAGGTCTTGTGTAAACTCTCTGATAATCTGCAACAGTTGAAGTAACAACCCCATTAACATCAATATTAAGTGTACATTCTTCCTTTAGAGTGTACATCATTCCTGTTGGTAATTTCCAATACTCTCCATTAGGGTGATGTCCAGTTTGAGTAGATGATACAGCACTTCTAGTTAAGTCAGTATTTATTGCTATAGGAGCTAATATTCTCCTTGCTTTCTCACTCTGCTCATAAATAGAATAATAATATTCTACAATTCTTCTCTGTCCTTCATTCAGATAGTAAGTAACATCTGAAGTAGTTCTTTGAAGATTTGCAGGAACATCATTAAAACTATTTAGTTTTTCCTGAAAAGCATATAACATTTCATCTACTGTCATGATTGTGTAGTTATTTTACTAAGTTTTGTTGCTTTTAAAGCTTCCTGTACTGCATATTCAACTATCTTAGCATGAAGCATAAGATTGAGTTCACAAGATACTGTAGTATCTTCTATTTTAATCCTTAAAGGGTATCTTACATAAACAAGCTCTGCTGTAGTTGGAGTAGTAGTATAATTATCATAGAGTATTACAAGACTGTTTCCTTTTGCAGTACTATCAAATATATTTTCAAAGTAAACTTTAGGATATTTAAACAGTACTTTATTAAGTGTAGTTTTAAAGAATTTTTGTGCTAAAAGAATATCTATTACATCATTAGTAAAGTATTCATTAGTTGCTACTGGATTAGTCCTTGTAGCTATTAAAGTTCTTGAACTTACATAATACAAATAATCAGTTATCCCTGTAAGACTATTATAAACAGCATTAGTTATAGTAGGATGTGCTGATAGAGTTAAGTTCCCTAAATTTCTTACAATATTAGACATGTTAGCAAAGTTTTTACTAATGTATAACTCCTCAACAAGTCTATCTTGTGCAAGATTAAGAAAGGAACTTAACTCTGAATCTTCCCAACCAGGAGAACTAAATGATGTAGCAGCATCATATTGTACTAAGAAGGAAGCTTTCATTTCAGCAGCAGTCATATTATTTATTCTTTAATTGTTTTCTCTCTTTTATTACTGTCAATTTGTGCCAGTAATCTTAATTTTTCTTCATTGTTTCTTTCATCCTTGAAATAGAGAATTGCATCTGTAACAGAATTTCCAATAGGAACACCATCACTTAGCATAAAGGTAGTTCCACTTCTTCTGATTGCACCACACATCATTCCATTATGAATGATAAGTTTCTGCTCATAATCAGATTTAATAGTTGTAAGAAATGATTCAATATCCCTATCAATAATCTTAGTAATTTCTGCCTTTAGCCAATCTACTGTACTATCCATAGAGGGTTTAATTGCAACCCTGTTTTCCAGCCAGTAAACATTTAAGAAGTCAAACATACTTCCATGTGATTTAGATATTTTATGTGCAAAAGCAAAAGCTTCAGACATTTGATCTAATCTATTAGATTTAGTTGCTTCTTCATATCCAGCATCAACTACAGCAATCCTGTAAGTACCTTGGTCAAATCTTGCATCCCAAGAAGGAGCAATAATTCCACCCAGTCCTACATTAGATAAAAGCACTTTGTATTTGATATAATCCATAGGTTTACTAAGGTCTAATATATCCAATACTGTTTCATCAGCTACAACTCCCTGATTCTTAATAAGTCTGTATTCAAATGTATGCCAGTAATTGTAAGCACCTGTAGAAGGGTTACTTTTTCTGTACACACTTAAATCACCTACTTCAAAATCAAGTCCAGATACTTTCTTATTTTCAAAGAACTTTCTTTCTTCATCAGTTAAGGGATCAACTAAATCTCCTGATAAAGCATTAATTGGAACAGTAATTATCATCTTTGTATTCTCATACATGAAATTACCTGAATGTTCCTTACCAAGCCATTTACCTTCTTTTGTAATGGGTTTAACCATTATCTTTTTTCTAGGTAATGTAAAACTTGATTTAATTTCTTCAACTTCCGCCACTGTTTCAACTTGTTGTTTTGCCATTGTTTCTTCTTCTTAAGTTATTAGTTTGTGACCAATTTAAAAAAGAAACTGGTGAGGTGGTCAGTCCCACCAGTTCTTTAATCTAAAGCAAGCAGCAGTCTATCCTAGTATGTTAGGTTTAAATGTTGCAGTACGAGTTGGGTCTTTAATCATAGCACCACCAATAAAGGCTCTGTGTTCTGTCCAACCATCAACTGAAGAAGCCATTACCCTATTAGGTTTACCTACTGTGAATGGGTCACGTAATCCTGGAATAAATCCACGAATATCACCATTATTCTTCAAGTAAACTTTCTGGATATTTGGGCCACCATCAGAAGTTCCCATATTCAGGATATCATATACATAAGACTCAGCAAGTCCCTGTTTACCAGGCATGTAAATCTTATTTCTTTCCAAATCATCCTTAAGTGAATCATGTACAATGTTTACTTTGATTCCATTAGGGCCAGTATACTCAAGGAACTGTCCTCTGAATCCCATTGTGTTACCACCTGCATTATAAATACGGTAGTTATCACGAGCAGGTAAATAAAGAGTTGAATGATACTCAAGAGCTTCTGAAAACTGATACATTCCCCATTCACCTGTAAGAACTGTAACTTCTCTTTGTCCCTGTACAATCTTACCAACTGTTAAGTCAAGTAACATTTCAGTAAACTTCTTGATGTTAAATTCTGTATAAGTGTTAAAGTTGGCAGCTTCCATTTGCTGTTTAATACCAGCACCCATTTGAATAGTATAACCAGATTTTCCTTTCTGCATATAGTTGTTAGCAGCAGTCCTATTAGCTGTTGCATACATTAACATCTTAGAAATTTCATCCTGATACTGCATTTCAAATTCATAAGTTCTGTAGTCCATCCAAGTAGTCATAATTTTCTTGGTAGTAGGATCAACCCAACTAAATTTAACAGGTCTTTCAATCATGTTACCTGGAACAGTATCTTCCATACGAATCATAGTGAAAGCATTCTGCATTTTGAATGGGAAAGTATAATGCACTCCACCACCTTTTTTAGACAGAGTTCTTTCTACAGGAGAGAAGTCTTTACTAAATCTCTTACCAGCAGCTAATTCTTCAAAAGGAATAAATAAGTCAGGATTACCTGTCATAAGTCTACATTGGAACTGATAGTTATTTCCAAGAGGTTTAGCATCACTCATTATCTGAATGGGATAAACTTCATTTCTTTCACCTACAATAAGATTTACATCTGTAAAGTAAGCTTCAGGGAAAGTCAGGTAAAATTCTGTATAGTTTTTACCTACCTTGTCAGCAGCAGTAATAGCAGAACCACCATCTGTAAGGCTAGCCTTTACCAATGGAATATTCTTTTTACCATTACTTACCAAATCCCAAGTAAAATCATCATCAGAGTCTAAATAAAGTGCTGGAAATCTTTCCAGATAAGCAGCAACTGTAGCTCCGAAATTAGCCTGATGTATCATTGTGGCAACTTTGGTAGCCTGTTGTGGCTCAATACCAAATCTATATCCTAAATTTGCTTGTGTTACCAGCCCTGTGATATCATCATTTTCATACATTTGAAATGGTGAAATTCTCATAATTATATTTGTTTTAAACGGTGTTTCTCTTTATATTTTAATTCTACTAAATGCAGCTCCAAACTCTTTAGCATATTCACTTTCACCACCACCACCTAAACCATCTCCACCAGAGATATAGTTTGTATTGTTATTGGTTGAAAGCTTAGTCTCAAGTTCTTTAACTGCTTGTGTTTTTGCCTTTGCAACAATCTTATCAAACTTACCATCAAATAATCCAAGTTTAACAAAGTAAGCTTCCATTAAAGCATACTTAATTGGGTCTTCAGCCCTCTTAGCCATTACAGCATTAAGTGCTTGTCCATTAGCATCCTGTTTAACTGGAGTTGTAATCATTGAAAAGATTGAATCTTTTACTTCTTTATTAAGAATCATACCAGGAATAATTTCCTTAGTATCTGTAATAGTTTTTTTAAGATGTTCTATTTGAGCCTTTTGAGTTTTAATAGATTCTTCTTCTCTTTTCTTAGCCTGAATAACTAATTCTTTTTCATCATCCTCTTGAGCTTTCTTAAGATTTTTAAATGAATTCTTAGCTTGTTTATCAAGTTTTCCAGTATCTTCAAAACTTTCAATAGTTTCCCTAATAGTTTCATCATCCATTCCTTTTCTCTTAAGGTCTGTGAGAATAATTGACTTTTGCAAATCAATATCAGACTCAATAGCAGAATCATCTATGTCCTTATATTTAGCTTTAAGTTCCTGACTTTTAGCCCAATCATTAAGGTCTACACCTGCTTCTTTAGCTTCTAAGAAAGACTTATATTCTTCTTCAGATTCACTTTTATAAGATTCAATTTCATCTAATAAGGTTCTCTTATTAAGTTCTATTAAAGCTTCAGCAGGCCCAACTTCTTCAACTAATTGTTTAAATTCAGCTTCATCATAAGAAGTAAGAACACCCCCTTCGTATAAGGCTTTGGCAAAAGACTCAAACAATGGCGAAGAAGAAGAGTTACCCTTAACTTCAGGGGAGTCCTTAGTCTCTTTATTTACTTTAGTTTCTACAATTTCTTTTTCTTCATTCTCTAAACTCTTCTCAATATCATCTACCTTAGTTGTGATAGGTTCTACTGTATCAGGAATTTCAATGAAGTTATCTTCTTCCTGTATAGCTGTATCAGTAGGTTTATCCTTACTTTTATCAGTTTCAACTACAGGTGCAGTAGTTACTGAAGTCTCGCCAGCTCCAGGGACTTCTAAAAAGTCCATACTACTTAAATTAACATTGCCAAATAAACTCTTGTCCATATTATTATTTTGTTTTATTGTTACAAATATATATTATTAATTTCAGTAAAATCAACGGTTTATACTACTTTATTTTTTCTGTATAGCTATAAACTAATTTTATTTATTATATTTTATATTATTATCCAAGTAAATCCTTAAATTCTTCTTCCATATAATGTTTCATATTAGGATTATCCTCTCCTATAAGGTTGAATGAATCTATTAATTTTCTTGCTTTTACAATTTCTTCTCTCTGCTCATTAATAAACCAAGTACAGAATTCAAATGTAGGTCTGTCATTATCTCTAAGTGCTTTTGCAGATAAAATATTATATACCTTTTCAGTATCAACTTCTCTCTCAAATACTTTAGTAAGTACTTCACTCATTCCTGTAAACTCTATTATAGGTTTATCTAATGCAGGAACAATTATTTTTCCATTCCTATCATCAATATATTCCTTTACTTTAGTTGCATGAGTGTGTTCTTCTTCACCCCAATTTTGAAATACTTCAGCAGCACTATTAAATCCTGTCTTACTAAAGTAACTAGACATTCCAAAATAGATATGCCCATTAGTGTATTCATGTAACACTGCTTTATTAAGCATTGCTTCAATTTCATCTGATATTAATTTAGGTAATGTTATCATATCATTATAGTTTTATTTTTCTTTAAATACCCACCCTGTCCTTTTTTATTTATATATTGTTGGATATAATCATTTTTCTTAATCACATTCTCTCTTTTATCAATAACATCTTTTCCATATAAAGGATTAGTTTTTAAACTTATCCCACCTTTAGGAACATTAACTCCGTAAGCATTCCCTTTTAACCAATCCCCATTGTACATTTGAAGTCTATTAGTTTCATTAGTAATCCCTAATCTATCAGCATCTTTCATTTTAGTAGCAAAAGCTCTGGTAAATCTATCTACAGGAAGTTGTTTATTATACTCCTCTGAATGAACTGGCTGTCTTACCCAATCAGAATTATTTGTATCAGTTCTATCAAGTATTCTTGCAAGCATTTGATCTCCAGGACTAGCATTACTATAATCATGCTCATATGCAGGAGCAACAATATCCCCCATTTGATTAAAATCTATTAATTTAGAAGGCACTTTTATTTCTTTATCTGACATACCTACTTCACCTATAGTAGCTTTTTTAGAAGTACCTAATCCAGACTCTTGCATACTCATTGCTAAAAGAGTATTAGGATCAATTCCATATCTTTTAGATGAATCAATAATATTATCAATATTTTCTTTAGGATAATTACCTTTAACTAAATCAACATTTGGATTAATAGGTTTCCCACTTGTAACTCTTATTTTACGTGGATCATTTATATAAACAGTATCTCCATTATTATTAACAGTTCCACCTTTATCATACTTAACAAAAGGATTTATAGTTTCAATAGTACCACCTTGAGAATATTGTTCATAATCTTTAATAACCCCAAGGTAGTGTCCTTTACCACCTTGAGATTTATATTCCCTTATTAAAGCAAGTTTTTCTGATGTAGAAAGTCCCATTATTCTTTACTATTTAATCTTCTAATAATTGTTTGATAGTTATAGTTATTTGTTTTATAAAATAAACTATAAACTACCAAACAATTAAAGTTTTATTCTTATTTTTTCTTCTTTAACTTACCACCTTTTTTCATTTGCTGGGGTTGTTGCATAGGCATTTGATAAGGTGATTGCTGTTGCATTTGTACTGGAGGTGCTACTCTTTTAGGAGCTACATGTACTTCTTTTTTTACTACTTTTTTAGTTGCCATAATTGTTATTTATTTGAGGTTACTTTATTTGGTTTATTTAATGCTTTTTCTTTGAGTTGTAAATCTTTATCCTTCTGTTGTTCCTTAATAAGAGATTGTCTAACAGACTCTTGTAACTCCTGTTGTCTTAACTGGGTATCAGTTTCAAACTTTTCTCTTTCCAATGGATTTTCAGTTTCAGGTGGAGGTGTTCCAGAACCTTCAAGTTTCATTAGTTCAACTTCAATCTGAGTATTCATTTCAAGAGTTTTAATCTCCATTTCATGAGCTTGGATATCCTCTCTATTCTCAATATTCATTTGAGCTAAATCCTTTTCATGTTGTTGTTGTGCAGTAATATTATCCTGTTGTCTTTGCAAAGATTCCTGTTCATAAGTTTCAATCTTACGTCTTGTATCAGCAATTGATTGAGACATAAATATATCCATGAATGAGCTAAAGTTAAGTTTATCATTCTGAATACCTGCTTGTGCAAGTTGTAACATCATATTTCTTAATTCTCCCTGGAATGAACTATCAGTCATTACTAATCCATAGTCAGCTTCAGATAACTGCCCACCATCTAACTTATATATTTCTTGAGCAAGATCAGTATCCATAATATACTGTGCTACCTTACTATCATTCATATAAGCATACTTAGCAGTCTCAAGTAAAACTTCTAAAGCTCTTAACTTAGTAAAATCATGTATTAAGAAATATTCTTCAGTAGAGTGTGATGATTGAGTAACTGACCTTTCAACCCCACCTACAGTCTCCCTATTATCAATAGAACCTTCTCTTTGAGGAGTTATGCCAATAGAATGACCTAAAGCTTCTTCAATATAAGCAATAAGTCCCATAGTATCCTTAATATAGTTTCCCATATCAGGATTAAATACCTTCTGAGAAGTATTAAAATTACCAGCTAATTTTCCTGTAGCAGCACCTTTATCAGCTTCTTTAAATGAATCAATAGGAAGATATCCCATCTCTTCACCATAGTAAATCCACTTATCAAAGTCCCATCCATCAGGAGCTTTAGCAAGGTCTAACTCAATCATTGGGCCTTTATACTTTGCAATAGCTTTCTCAAGTCTGTACATTAAAGTATTATACATGTATAGATAAGGTTTAGCCTTATCCATTAAACTATGACTCTTGTTAGAATTAGTATTATAAATAGTTCCTACATAACCTGAACCACAGATAGATAAATTATCCATTCTTCTGAATTGTACAGGTCTAGGTTGGCTTTTTAAATAAATATCATAACCAACTCTCCAACCTTCCCACCATTCATTAATCCACATCCACTTAACTTCCTGTCCAAGAGTTTTATCCACAGTATAGTTTTCATCAACTATCATGTGTTGCTCCTCATTCTCTTCATAATATTTTAAGTCACCAACCTTACGTCTTGATTTCCATACTACTCTGGTAACTCTAATATTACCTTCTTCATCATAAGCAGCATTACCATAATTATTATCAGCTATCTCAATACTGCCATCAGGCATATTAGCATATCTCATAAAAGGATTATTGGCAGCAGGATAGTCTATAAGTGGTTTACCAGAACTTCTTTGCTGATTACCCCTCTCAATTTGTTCCACCTGATCAGGAGTTAATTCATCATAAAATACATCTATAACCCAACCAATTGAATGATAAGTATCTTCTACTATAATATCTGCATCTTCAATATAAGGGGATGAAGTCATACCTACTGTATAGATAGTTAAAGGATTAACCCTTCTCATAATAGGTTTACCACCTATAATATCTGCACAGTAAATTTCTTCACCTGCTATTAAAGCATCTTTATATCCTTGATTAAAAGTAAGTTTAAGTTTCTGCTCCTGATATAAATGATTCAATACTTGTGTTCCAATTCTTTCTCTTAAATCCTGAGCTTCATATTTACCCCATCTTTGAATTGCAGCAGCCTTTTGTTTAGCTTCATTTTCATCAGTAACTCCCTGAACTGCAAGAGCCATTAATTCCTGAATCATGTGATCCTTAATGAATTTCTCCTTTTCAGAAACAGCATCATCATTAGTAACTCTAAGTCTCCAATCAAATTTCCTTTTAGATTCTTCTCCAATTAAGACAGCTATCTTATTGGTTACTATTGGATAGCACTGCATCTTTGCAGGAAAAGTATTGGCATCTAAGCCCCAAGGATTAATAGTTTTCTCAATATCTCTCTGATCTAATACACCATCATAAAGCCTATAATTAGCTCTCATGTTATATTTAGATTCTCTTAATCTTGTGTCAGAATTATATAAAGCTAAAGTAAGACCAGCATCCACACATTTTTTAGTCCATTCAGCATCTTTTTCCTTAAATGCCAACTTCTGTGGAGGGAAATTTTTTCTAATGATCGGATACACAGGCAGTTATGTTTAAAAAGTTTATTTTATATCTTAAAATATTATAGCATCTCATAATTTAAACTTACAATAGTAATAACTTAAGTAGTTATTTCCTAATGAAAATTCATATTTTTAATTTCCATATAGCTTTTCTCTTCTTTGGAAGTGTTTATC